GACATTACCGCTCCAGTTAGCGTTGCTAATGGTGGTACCGGTGCGACAAGTTTAACTGCGCACGGTATCTTGGTAGGTGAAGGAACTTCTGCGGTTGTATCGAAAGTTTTGACGGATGGTCAATTATTGATTGGTAGCACAGGCATTGATCCTGTCGCTGCAACACTCACCGCAGGAACAGGTATCAGCATCACTAATGCTGGTGGATCGATCACGATTGCCAATACTGCAACTGGTGAAGCTTGGACTAATGTCACTGGCGCTACCCAAACTATTGCTCCTGGTAATGGTTATACTGCAAGTAATGCAGGTTCTGTTGCTTTCACGTTGCCAGCTGTCGCTGCTTATGGCACTATATTCGAGATCACTACTGGAACTACTTCTGGTGGATGGAATGTCGTTCAGTTAGCTGGTCAGTCGATCCAGTTTGGTGATGTAGTTACTACGACTGGTGTGACAGGATCTTTGGCTTCTACTGCGAAAGGCGATTCCATCAAAGTTCTTTGCACTGTGGCTAATACGACTTTCCAAGTTCTTAGCAGCACAGGCAATATCACTTACGTATAGGATGAAGCATGGCGACCCAAAACTCAGTCAACGATATCTACTTGCCCACTGCCGGTGGAACAATGACTGGCAATTTGGTCAACTTTACTTCTACGGATGTCACCACTACTACAGCAAGTAGTGGTGCTTCCTACACCATCAACAAAGCACTTAGCGATATCTTTGATATAACTTTGACGGCGAACTGCACGCTGAGCTTTAGCAATATTCCTGCTAGCAACACCACTACATTCATCGTTATATTAAGACAGGATGGTACAGGCAGCAGGACCGTCACATGGCCAGGATCGGTCACATGGGCCAGTGGTTCGACTCCGACATTGAATACATCAGCGAGTGCAGTCGATATCTTTACTTTCCTTACTGATAACGGCGGAACTACAGTTTATGGATTTACTACAGGGACTGAACCCATCTCTGCTTACTCTTTGGTCCAAAACAATGGTACGCCCGTTACCAAAAGAGCTACCTTAAATTTTGCTGGAACCGGACTTGTTGCAACAGATGACTCTGGGAACACCAGCACTGATGTGACTCTAGCTAGCGGTATTAGTGGTTGGAATGGCTTTGCTAGTAGTGGAGTATTAGTCGAAACGGCAACGAACACTTATGCTGCTCGCACAATAACCGGCACTTCCAACGTCATAGCTGTTACTAATGGCAGCGGTGTTTCTGGCAACCCTACTATTACTATCGATGCTGCTTATGTTGGTCAGACTAGTATCACCACTTTGGGTACGATCGCTACAGGAACATGGCATGGTTCAGTAGTTGGTGGTACATATGGAGGTACTGGAGTTAATAATGGTGCCAATACCATTACCATTGCAGGAAATGTTAGTACTGCTGGATCCTTTACGACATCGGGCGCTTTTCCATTAACATTGACTACGACAGCTTCGACAAGCGTAACATTGCCTATTTCCGGTACTCTTGTGAATAGTAGTGTAGCTACGTTATCTTCTTTGTCGTCCGTAGGAACTATCACCACCGGAACTTGGAGTGCTAATCTTCAGGATTATACGGAGACATTGACCAGCGCATCGACAGGAAGTTCCTACACGATGAATCTCGCTAATGGAAATGTATTCAGGCTTACCTTAACTGCTACAGCGACTCTTGCTTTTAGCAACGTTCCTGCTTCGAATTTTGTATCTGTCACTGTGCAGCTTGTTCAGGACGGGACAGGAAGTCGTACAGTTACCTGGCCCACAGGGACTATATGGGCTGGTGGAACGACTCCTACATTGACTCTTACTGCTAACCATGTGGATGTTTTTGTGCTAACTACGCATAATAATGGCACTACCTGGTATGGATTTGAATCTGGCACAAACTTTGCATCGTAAGGATTAATATGGCATTTAGCGCAACACGTATGTTAATGGCTGCAGGATTTGCTGGAAATGTTCCAGCTGGATACCAGGCTGCTCTTTTTAGTAGCAGTAACTCAACTGGTAGCCACATAAACATTCCTACCACGTCTTTATCCTCTTCTGGCACTGGCATAATAAGTATGTGGTTCAATATAGCCGCAATCCAGTCGCCTAATGGCAATAGTCTTTTTAGCCTGACTACGAATACTGGAGGCACATTAGCATGTAGTACAAATCCTGGATCTTCTCCTGCATCACTTAGTCTGGCCATTGGTTCGAATGGATCGCCGAACGCTAATAATACCACTACCCATTTAGTCACGACAAATGGTTGGTTTAATCTACTTAGTTCATGGAATGGTGGAACGGGTGCATTTACTGTGTACGTTAATGGGACAGGGCCCGGTAGTGTCGGCGGCACTGTGAGTGGGATTTCTATCCCTTATGCCACTACGGGGCCGTTCATTATCGGATTCTTTAGTGGTAATGCAAGCGCTTTAAATGGATGTGTGAGCGAATTCTATTTTGCTCCTGGTCAGTTTTTGGATTTCACTAACTCTTCAAATAGAGCGTTATTTTATAATAGCGGAACCCCAGTGAATCTCGGAACAACTGGTCAAACGCCTACTGGAACATCCCCAGCCATTTACTGGAAAGGCGCTTACAACAACCTTACTAATCTAGGCACTATTGGTGGTTCATTCACCGCTGGTGGAGACGCCCTGACCAATTGTAGTTCTGCACCGTAAAATCTAGTTGAACCAGTGCGAATAAATTTGAAACCGTAGATTTAAAATACTATAATTAACCGTACAATTGCCCGCAACACATTCAAAAATGGAGATAAAAATGGCAAGAGAAGATAGAAAAATGGAACGCAGAGAGCGCACCAGTCGTCATGAAAATCTTGGCACTTTAGACATGGGCATTCCTAACTACGACAGTGGTGAGCCTTGGGATGAGCCTTTGACCCCTTTGAAGAATCGCTTCAGTGCTATCCATGATGTTCAAATGGATGAAGTTCTTCGTAGTGGTGCTAAGACTTCTGCCATGGAAAACAAAGCTCGTTACATGAAGCCTAGATATCAGTCCGAAAAAGAGTACTAAAATGCCTCTAGATAAAAGCAAAAGCAAAAAAGCTTTTTCTGAAAATATCGGCCGCGAAATAGCGGCCGGTAAACCTAAAAAGCAGGCAGTAGCCATCGCCTATTCTGTAAAACGTGAAGCTGAAAAAAAATCGGTTCCTAGACGTTCTGGACCTAGAGGTAAGTAATGCCAAGAGGCCAATACGATCGCAGCAAGAAAGATTCCAAGGAATCCTCTAAGATGAGTGAGTCCGCTGAGTTTGCAATGGATCTGAAAAAGAAGATGAATCCTGGCTATGCGGATCGCCTAGAGGACAGACATCGTGCAGGGCTACAAAGAGCGCGTGAAAAATTAGCCGTTCTATTTGAGAGATAATATGAAGCGCACGCCTACTACACTTGGTAAGTTAGGCGATAAGCTTGGTAAGAGATCAAATTTACCTACAGAGCGCAGAGCAACACCAGCAAGAAAAGTTCTTCAGCAAGATAGTAGTATCCCTCCAAGGTTACCTCGAGGGGCTGGCAGTTCCGCTAATTACAATGTTGGTATGGGTGTCAGCGCTGATGTTGGTGGCAGGAACAATATTCGTGTTACTTCTTCTCAGCTATCACCCAACAGGAACAAGCCCGTTTCGAAAGCAGGCAATAAGCTTCCGCCCTACAATGATAGAAAGGGCAAATTGAAGAAATTCGCTGACACGGAGTTGAACAATAATTGACTAGCAAATCCAAGGTAAAGACTGTGAAACAGCATGTCAAGGCAACTAAATCGAAGCCTCTCATGACCTTAAAGCGTCAATCTGCTGCCTCGAAAGAAAGATTGATTTCCAATTATCTTGGCAGACAACAGCCGATGTGAGGTGGTTACAATTTGTGACCAGTTGCTATTAGTTCCCATCCCATTTAGATCCAGTACTATCTAATAGATCCATGGCATGTCCAAGATCTTTAAAGAATTGTCTGGTTGGAATTTCTAGATCATCTACATAATGCTCATGCTGATTTAAGGATTGTTTGGCCACTTTGGCTACCAAGTGTACCAGCATTTTGTATTCAGAAATGGTGAGAAATCTCATGTTATGCTCATAAATAGATCAATTTCTGCTTGTCTGCGGGCGATAAGGCCTTTCTGGCGTCTGCCTTTGGCCCAAACCCACCGCATAAATTCCTTCGGGAGATCGCTGAATTCTAAGCGATTCACCTTCTGTAGGATGATGGACCGTTGTAAACTGCCGCAACCTTCATTGAAAGCAAAATCGATAAGTGCAGCATACTGATTTTCATTGAGTGGTACTTTTGTGTAGCGCACTACAGCAGTGGCAGATACTAGAAGATCCTGTCTTAATAAACTCTCAGCTGTAGTCTCATCAATGTAGTCTAGGCCATCGCCTACTTTGCAAAGATGGCCGTAGCCTATAGTGGCATTGCCAGCGATATCGCTATATCTGCTCAGACGGCATCCTTCGAACTGCTTAACCAGATCAACAGCTGCTTGGGGTACAGGCGGAATAATCATTTTATCTTGGACATGCTCCTAGAACCAAAATAGAAAGCAATGATCCCAGCAAATATGGCGGAATCATTATCTCCCCACAATCCATACATGACTGCTTCGGAGAATGCTTGTCCGAGAGATATATCGTGGAAAGCCAAGAAAATGCAAGGAAGTTTTGCTATGAAGAATAAGAAGAAGAATGAGAATGCGATGATGGGACGTACGCATCCATTGAGCGCATCCACCCATTTGATGCCGGTTTCATAAGTGGAGTAAAGTGTCTTTAACTCTTCTCCTGCCGCCGAGACCTGTACTTCCTGAAGTTGAGTTGCCAAGTTCAGTTTAGCATATTCAATCTGCAGGTTCATGATGGCAAGTTCTTGAGCCTTATCCTGATTGTCCTGAAACAGTTTGAATATGTTGGGGAGGGTGCTTCCGAGAAAGCCCAGAAGAGAAGCTAGGATAGTTATCATTGCATGTCCTCTGATAAGGGCATTGCATGAGGCATAATGAGGATGTTGAATTCATCGCAGATCCGCTGAAGCTTATGATCTAGTGCCTCAACTTTATCTTCTAAGTCTTTGAATTCATTGTAGAAATTCGAGAACATAAATCCCGCAATCATCTGCAGGGCAATGAATAGGATGATCACTATTTTGGATAGGAATCTGGAGCTCTCTGAGTTATGGCTAAATATCATTTTCTCTGTTGGTTCCTGGCTCGGTAGCATAGTACAGCCTTATTTAGTTGATAGTATACATTGTAGACTGTATAATACTACCACAATTTCAACTAGCAGTGCAACAATAAAGGAAATAATGATGGCAGGAAACGTAGAAAATCAGAAAGCAGTGATCTCAACGCGAGTGGATAGAGGAAAGTTATCTGAGATCC